CGTTCTTGCCGAACTTCGACCCATCTGCTGTAAAGGAGGTCCGTGAGTACTATGAGCAGGGCCTCACCGACATGGAGCAGAAGAAGCAGGAGCTGCAACAGACCGACGGTGCATACTACCAACAAGCAAACCGGCCCATCGAAATCTGGGAGGTGCACGCCCGGTTCGACACGACCGGCAATGGTATCGAAGACGACATCGTTGTGTTCTGGCACCAAGAATCGCAGACCATTCTGCGCGCCACCTATCAAGTTCTCGCCCGCCCGTTCACGGCGGTGCGCTACCTTCGAGGCGACGGCTTCTACGGCATCGGTGTCGCGGAGCAGCTGGAGATGTGGCAGTCCACCGTCTCCGACGTCCTCAACTTCAACATCGACAAGATCCTCCTGTCGAACGCCCCCATGTTCCGTGCCTCCGAAGGCGCCAACGTCGCGCCCAACGAGCCCATCTTCCCCGGCAAGATCTGGTACGGGGAGAAGGATGAGCTGGAGCCGTTCTTCATGGTGGCCCCCGGCAGCTTCGACATCAACACGCTCCAAGCCTTCCTGCAGGACGGCGCCAAGCAACGCAGCGGCCTGACTGACCTGCAATACGGTACCATTGGCAGCCTCCCGTCGCGTACTCCCGCCACGACGGTCACGCAGATGCTGCAGGAAGGCAACACTCGCTTCGACATGTCCATGAAGGACTGTCGCATCGCCTTGGGCGAGGTCGGGCTGCGCGTCATGCAGCACCTCCAGCTGAACGCGCGGGACGTCATGAACAACCCCGAGGGCTCGGACTACGTCCGACTCGCCGCGCACATCCTCGGCGAGCCCGAAGGCCAGTTCGTCGCCCAAGCCCTCATGATCCCGCAGGAGTCCATCGAGCTTGGCGTGGGCGTCCAGCTCACCGCCACCTCGGGCGCCTCCAACAAGGAACTCATGAAGCAGAGCAACCTTGCGCTTCTGCAGCTCTTCACCCAACTTGGTCCCAGCTTCATCCAGCTGGCCCAGCTGGCCCAACAGGGTGGCCCGGTCGGTCAGACCGCCATCTCCCTCTTCGAGGGCGCACGCCAGCTGAGCATGCGGGTGCTGGAACAGTTCGACGTGACGAACCCTGAGGAGATCGTGCCCAACGTACAGGCCCTCCTTGGCGCCCAGCAGCAGATGATGCAAGGCGGGCAGATCAGCCCGCTCGGCATGCAGCAGCAATTCATCCAACAACCGGGAGCATTCTAATCGTGTTCAAGCTGTTCCGCCGCAAACAGAAGTGGCCGCAGGGCAGCCCAGTACCGTACCTGACACGTGGTGAGGTCAACCAGCTCAAGGAGCTGATCGCGTCTGACGACTTCGCCGTGTGGCAGAAAGTTCTCGAAACCTCAGCAGAGTTGCGGGCAACCAAGCTGCTGAGTCCGTTGGCCCCCGAAGAATACCACTTCGAGCGTGGGGTCCTGTTTGCCTACGTCGAAATGCGCGGGGCAGCAGAACGTATCGTCAACCGTCTCAAGGAGTTAGATGAGCATGCCAGACAGCACCGAGAGCCAGACGCCAGTCTCCACTGGGGAAGCCCAAACTGGGCAGACTTCTGGCGCGGGGACGCGCCCTAACGTGGGCGTACAGGACACGGGATTCCGCTTCGCACCGGGGCCGGGCATCCCGCCAGAGATCGTGGGCAAGACCGCCGAGGAGGTCGCGCAGGAGTACGCACAGTTGTACAACTTCGCGCTCCAGAACGTCACCCGTCAGCCGGGACCCAACCAAGCGCCCCAGCCCCCACAGCACTCCCAACCGGGATACCCCTCTCACCCGTCTCCGAACTACGGGCAGAACCCGTATCCCTCCCAACCGGCGCCGCAGGCGCCAGCGCCACCCACGCCGGATGAGTGGCAGTTGGACCCCGCCGTAGCCTATCAGAAGCAGCGGGAGTACGATGAGGCCACGCGCTACCAGCCCATCATCGGGGGCCTACAGTCGCAGGTGGCGTCCACGAACATGGCGCTCCTTCAGCAGCGCTACCCCAGCGAGTTCAAGAAGTGGGGCACGGAGATCCTCAACCTGACGAACACGGTCCCCTTCGAGAACCGCAGCTACGACGCGCTTGAGCGGGTCATCCAGATTGTCCGCTCCAACCACATCGACGACATCGTCGAGGAGAAGTGGAAGGAGAAGATGAAGGAGATGCCCGTCGAGCAGACGCTCCGCTCTGGCGAGGCACCGCACACTGGCGCAGCTGCACCCAACTCGGTAGATTTCAACGAGTTGCCAGAGGGCTACCGTCGATACCTTGAGGTCAACCAAGTTGACCAGTCGACGCTGGACGAGTTCCTCACCGGCCCGGCAGGCAGCTTGTACGGCAGCAATCTGAACGAGCGACGAAAGGGGTTCGTCGAAGCAGCGAAGGGCGGCGATGTCCGCACAGAACGCCCCATCCAGAGCGATGGTGGCCCAGTGACTGCTGACCAGACGAAACTCCAGATCTCGGAGGCATGATGCCAAAGCGAGTGCAGATCATTGAGGTTGAGGATCGCAACCCCTTCGGCGAGGAGACCGATCCCTCGCAGTTGACCAATGAGGAGCGCGATGCCCTCTTCCTCGACGGATACAGTGACAAGCGGCGCGAGTTCGAGCTTGCCGTCGCACGGGGTGAGCATCCAGACCCCCTGAAGTGGAGGCTTCACTGGGTGCGTGGACAAGCAGCGTCTGGAGACGCCGATGGCCGCAAAGTTGCTGAATGGCGCGCCAAGGGCTATCTTCCAGTCAAGTGGGAAGATGCCGACAAGTACGGCATCGACCTTGAGAGCAGTGCTGCGGTGAAGGGGCCAGATGGCACCGTACGTCTTGGCGACGTTGTCCTCATGGCGGCCCCGGCGAAAGTCGCCGCAACACACTATCGACGGCAGCGAGAGCAGACTGCGGAGCAGGAAGAGCTGAGGGTCTATGGCCCCATGCAGGAAGCAGTCGACTCCTACAACCGTCGGACGGGTGACAAAACAGAGGTCATCCGTGAAGTCGAAGTCATGGACAAGAAGTCCAAGAAGTAGTACTGCCGCAACGCGGTGGCCACACGCAGGATCTGGGAACGACCCGACAAGTTTGTACATGAGGAGAGAACAGTGGCTTACCCAGATGGCTTCAACTACGTCAGTGGGCCGCTGCGTTACGTGTTGTCGACCGTCTCTTCGACGGCGACGTTCAAAGCGCGCGTACCTGTGACGCTCTCGAACGACCGCACCCTCATTGAGGTGGCATCGGACACGAGCGAGATCTTTGGTATTGCGCATCACGATGCGGCGGATTCGATCTACCCCGGCAAGTGCCTTGTCGAGGTTCCCACGGATCAGACCGTGTACGCGGTCAAGGTCGACACGGATGTGGCAGCGTCCAAGCTGTCCATTGGTGAAGGCTACACGCTGGAGAAGAGCGGCAATTACCTGCGGGTGAATGACGCTTCTCAGGCCAGCGCATTCGTTGTCATCGTCCCGCGTGACGATGGCTCAACTGTGGACTCTGCGGACTCGACTGTGTTCGTGACGATCCTTGGGAAGAGCATTGGTGTCTTCGGATCGCATGACTCGACTGGTCCGTTCGCGCAAGACTAGGCCCAGAAAGGAGCTGAGCAATGACTGTTTCGAGAGCCCAGTTCTTGAGCCTTCTGGAGCCGAAGCTTCGCGGCATCAAGAACGACATCAATCTGCAGCGTCGGCGTCCTGTGATCTACACGCAGTTCTTCGCCGATGCAGCCCAGTCCAAGAAGGCGTCCGAGACCTACTACGAGCGCGCAGGTATCGGCGACTTCCAAGTCAAGGCCGAGGGCGGCAACGTGACGTACACCGATCCCATCGACGGGTCGGAGTTGAAGTTCACGCACGTACGCCGGTCCAATGGCTACAAGATCACGCAGGAGATGCTTGACCACGATCAGTACGCTGAGATCGTCAAGCTGGAGCAGGACCTGCAGATCGCTGGTATGGAGGACTTGGAGATCGCTGGCCACCTCCTGCTCAACACGGCCTTCGCCACCACTGACTCCAGCGCCTACGGCTTCAAGGCGACGGGCTTCGACGGCCTCGCCCTCTGCAGCACGGCACACACCCGTCTCGACGGTGGTGCCACGCAGGCCAACCGTCCGTCCACGGACATCAATCTCGGCTGGACGGCGCTCGCCAACGCGCGCCAGCAGTTCCAGCTGTGGGTCGACCACCGTGGTCGGAAGATCATCTCGTATCCGCGCAAGCTCATCGTGCATCCGAACGACGAGCTGACTGCCATGGAGCTGATGCGCTCCTCGGGCAAGCCGGGTACGGCGAACAACGATGTGAACGTTCTCGCCAACGAGTTCAGCATCATCGTCACTCCGTATCTGACGGACACGAACTCGTGGTTCCTCTTTGGGGACCAGATCGAGACCGTTTGGTTCTGGGATGTCCAGCCGCGCACCGCGATGGAAGACGACTTCGACACCGAGGTTGTCAAGCGGAAGCGTGTGCAGGGCTTCTCGCTCGGTCACTGCCGCTGGCACGGGATCTACGGTACCAGCGGAACCACCTAATCGGGGAGGGCTATCATGTCAATCAATACGCCCTATCTCAGTACCCCGAGCGGGTCGACCACGGTCCTCTCCGACGTGTCCATTTCGGGCACGTTGGCGACCGGGGCGCAGACAGTAGCCAGTGTGGTTGCCAGTGGCGCCATCACTGGGGGTGCCATCACGGGGAGCGCGCTGTCCCTCACGGCCAGCGACACCGGGCAACTGTTGGCATCTGTGACGACCACCGCTTCAGCGACCTCTGTGTCGGTGGGCGATGGTGCACTCGTCTTGTGTGAATCGACGCTGACGAATGTGACGCTTGCGTATCGGTCGGGCAACACCACGTACCACTGGGTGTCGTCCGCAGGATCAGTTGGATAACGTCTTCAGGAGGGGGGCCTCTGTGCCCCCCTCTGAGGAGTGCATATGGGAACGTACACGACGAGGCGCGTGGACCTGTTCGATGGGTCCAGCACCCAAAGCTCGACGTACACGTCGGACTGGCACCT